TTCCTTTGGTTACTTTGGTGGAGGACTTGTCCCAGCAGTAGTATCATCAGTAGACCGTATAGATTACTCTAATGATACTGCAACGGCATCAGCAAAAGGACCATTGAGTGTTGCTAAATATCTCACAGCAGCAACAGGTAATGCTTCCTTTGGTTACTTTGGTGGAGGACTTGTCCCAGCAGTAGTATCATCAGTAGACCGTATAGATTACTCTAATGATACTGCAACGGCATCAGCAAAAGGACCATTAAGTCTTGTCAGAGAGAACTTAGCAGCAGCAGGTAATGCTTCCTTTGGTTACTTTGGTGGTGGTGGTCCTTCTCCTAGTCCAAAATCAACAGTACAACGTATTGATTATACTAATGATACAGCAACAGCATCTCCAAAGGGTCCATTAAGTGCTGCTAGACAGGGTTTAGCAGCAACCTCAGCAAGAGCAAATGGATTTTCATCAGTAGTTGATTCAACAGTACCACCAGCAAACTCAACAGAACAAAGATTCCCAGTATTTTTCTATGGATACTTTGCTGGAGGTACTGGTGGAACAGCAGTCATAGATCGTATTGATTACACCAACGATACAGTAACAGCATCTCCAAGAGGAACATTATTACAAGTAAGAACTGGTGGTGCAGGAACAGGAAATGCTTCCTTTGGATACTTTGGTGGTGGAGGAAATTCATCAGTAGAAAGACTTGATTATTCCACCGATTCATTATTACCATCACCAGGACTCAATCTTTCAACAAAAGGACCATTAAATTCTTCTAGACAATACTTTAGTGCTGCAGGCAATTATGATTATGGATGGTTTGGTGGAGGATTACCATCACTTACTACAGTAGACCGTATTGATTACAACAATGATACCGCAACAGCATCACCAAAAGGAAATCTTACCTCTGTTACTTCAGGAAATGCCGCAACAGGAAATAAAGACTATGGATATTGGGCGGGTGGTTATAATCCGTCATTTAATCAACTTGTAGATCGTATTGACTACGCAAATGATACCGTAACGGCACCGGCAAGAACTGTACTATCTTCTGCAAGAGGATTATTTACAGCAACAGGTAATAAAGATTATGGTTATTACGGTGGTGGTTATAATCCTACTAGAATATCAACAGTAGATCGTTTAGATTATGCAAATGATACTGTATTCTTATCAACAAAAGGACCATTAACGATTAATAGACAAGGTCCAGGAGCAACAGGAAACACAACTCACGGTTACTTTGGTGGTGGTTTTACTCCTGCTGCAAAATCATCAGTAGACCGTATTGATTATTCTAATGACACCGCAACAGCAGTAGAAAAAGGACCATTGACTGTTGCTAGATATTATCTGGCAGCAAATACTTCTATTATCAATCTATTAGATTATTCTTCTTATACACCATCACCAGCACCAGCAACACCACCACCCACAAGTGGTTATTTTGGTGGTGGTTATAGTACTAAAGGACACCAAAGTATTGAAAGAATTGATTATGCAAATGATACTACAACGGCATCATTTGATTCATTCCTGCCAACAGGACGGTGGTACTTAGCAGCAACAGGTAATGCTTCCTTTGGTTACTTTGGTGGTGGGGTTACAGTATCAACAGTGGACCGTATTGATTATTCAAGTAATGATGTATCTGGTCTCACAAAAGGACCACTGACAGTCGCTAGAAGGGAATTGGCAGCAACAGGTAATAGTTCCTTTGGTTATTTTGGTGGTGGTTTTCCTGCATATTCAACAGTAGACCGTATTGATTACTCTAATGATACCGCAACAGCATCACCAAAAGGACCATTAAGTACTGCCAAGTATGCTTCAGGAGCAACAGGTAATGCTTCCTTTGGATATTTTGGTAGTGGTGTTCCTTCTGGTTATCCGTCAGGGTATCGTTGGATTGATAAGATTGATTACTCTAATGATACCGCAACAGCATCTCAAAAATCTGCATTCCAAAATCTCAAGTTTAAATATTCTGCAACAGGAAATAAAGATTATGGATGGTTTGGTGGTGGTTCTGCATCATATTCCACGTCAATAGAAAGACTTGATTATGCAAGTGACATGATCTGGGCACAAACAAGATCTAATCTTTCTCCCGCATTTTTATCTTATAGTGCAGCAACTGGTAGTGCATCATTTGGATATTGGAGTGGTAAGTATTCACCTATAATATCAACAGTAGATCGTTTGGATTATTCAAATGATACAGCAAATACAGTTACCAAAGGTCCACTGAATATTGCAAGAGGACTTCATGCTGCTTGTAGTCCAGTTGCAAATGGTATTGGATTAACTCCAGTTCCAGTTCCAGCAGCACCAGGAGCACCAGTTCCTACAAGTGGTTATTTTGGTGGTGGTGTTAACCCTCCATACCCTGGAGGAACATTTGACGTTGATCGTATAGATTACTCTAATGATACTGTAACCGCATCCTGGAGAGCATCACTGAACAAGTTTGTCGCTTACATAGCAGCAACAGGTAATGCTTCCTTTGGATACTTCGGTGGTGGTTATACTCCTAGTACAGTATCAACAGTAGACCGTATTGATTACGCAACGGATTATCAAATTGCACTTTCTAAAGGACCATTAAGTGTTGCTAGGCAGTACTTAGTAGCAACAGGTAATAGTTCCTTCGGTTACTTTGCTGGAGGTGTGCCTGGTCCAAAATCAACAGTAGATCGTATTGATTATTCCAATGACACCGCAACTGCAGCAGAAAAAGGACCATTAAGTCTTGCCAGAAGGCACTTAGCAGCAACAGGTAATGCTTCCTTTGGTTACTTTGGTGGTGGTTATCCTACAAAGTCAATAGTAGATCGTGTTGATTATTCTAATGACACCGCAACGGCAGTAGAAAAAGGACCATTAAGTTTTGCTAGATATTACTTAGCGGCAACAGGTAATGCTTCATTCGGTTACTTTGGTGGTGGTTATACTCCTGCTGCAAAATCATCAGTAGACCGTATTGATTATTCTAATGACACCGCAACGGCAGTAGCAAAAGGACCATTAAGTGTTGCTAGATATAACTTAGCGGCAACAGGTAATAGTTCTTTCGGATACTTTGCTGGAGGTGTTGCTCCTGCTGCAACATCATTAGTAGACCGTATAGATTACTCTAACGACACAGAAACAGCATCACCTAAAGGACCATTAACTAATGTAGAATACGGCAATACTGCTTGCAGTCCTGTTGCCAACGGTCTATAAATACCTTAAATACCATATATTATGATTGAAAATCCATTATCATATATTCTCATTCGTCCTAATATTATCAATTCAGAAGGACTTCAAGAATTAGTAAATCATATCAAATCTTCACCCGCAGAAGATTTATCTGTTTTTGATTCAGAGACAACGAATAGAACAGGTGAGACATCATGGCAGGTTGATAAGAAGACAAGAGACACACAAATTGTTCCTATGGGAAATTTGTATCCCAAGATTACGGAACTTCTTCATCATGCCGTAAAAGAAGTTATCAATCCTTTCTATGGTATTGAGGTAACCAGTAGTGAAGTCCCACAGGTTCTATCTTATGGTATTGGTGGACACTATAAACCTCATATTGATGGGCAGAGTATCTGGGTCACACCAAGAGGTGAAAAGATTTGGAAGAAATCTACGGATAGAGATATTTCTATGGTCTTTTATCTCAATGATGATTTTGAGGGTGGAGATTTTATTTTCCCAGAACATCATATTCGTGTAAGACCTGAACCTGGTATGATGGTTTGCTTCCCTTCCAGTCATTATTATATGCACGGAGTAGAACCAGTGACAAGAGGAAAAAGATATAGTATAGTGTGTTGGGCTACGGTAAAAGGTCAACCAAGTATGGACGAAATTAATAATCAGTTATCTCAAGAGTATGGAGTTAAAGTAATTTAAATTATGGCAAACATTTTGGGAGTGCAATTCGGACATGATGGATCCGTCTGCCTTGTTAAGAATGGTAAGTTAGAGTTTGCCATTGGAACAGAAAGAATTACTGGTATTAAAAAGCAACAAGGATTTACAGACGAGATTATAAATTATGCTTTGGACTCTTGTGGTTTAACAGTTGATGATATTGATTGTGTTGCCACCAATGATTTTAAGCAAGAATTTTTTGGTAATGAATATCTTGTAGATAATTTTATTATTCAGGGTAGAGAGATTAAGTGTTATATTATTTCTCATCATCTGGCACACTGTGCCTCTGCATATTATACTAGTCCATTTAATGAGGCACATTGTTTCAGTATGGATTGTAGTATGGGAAAGATAGAAGCAAATTCTCTGGTGGCATATGGTAAGGGGAAGAAACTTTTTGCCGAATATTGTCCCGGAGAAATGGTCGGAGTATTATATGGTGAAGTAACAGAGAAGTTAGGACTCGGACCTGCACTTCATAAGGCAGGAACAACAATGGGTCTCTCATCATATGGGACACCATTTGATTTTGATTATCAATCTTATACTGATGATATCAAACATAAGATGAATGTGGCAGCATCCGTTCAGAATTTGTTTGAGAATAAAGTATTGAGTGTCTTAAATGATATAGATCAGAACTCTAATAACCTTTGTCTCTCCGGAGGATCATTTTTAAATTGTAATGCTAACTCAGAGGTCGTAAGAAAATCTAAATTTAAACAGTTTCATCACTTTCCGGCATGTGGTGATGATGGAACAGCAGTTGGTTCTGCACTTTATGTGTCTCATCATATTCTTGGAGAGGCAAGGTATGATTACGAACCACAAGACATCTGTTATACCGGAAGAGATTATCCAAGTCAGACACCGGACTATAATCACATAGCAAGACAAATTGCCGATGGTAAAATCATTGGTTGGTTTCAGGGCAAATCAGAGTTTGGTCCAAGAGCACTAGGTAATCGTTCTATTCTTGCAGACCCAAGAAACTTTCATAATCGTGATATCATCAATCATGTTGTGAAGAATAGAGAATGGTTCCGTCCTTTTGCTCCTGTTGTATTAGAAGAATGCTATCAAGATTGGTTTGACTTTCCTATCCCCAGTCCCTACATGCTTTATACCGCACAGGTGAAGCAACCAGAAAAAGTTCCAGCCATAACTCATGTTGATGGGTCTGCCAGATTTCAGACAGTCACAGAGAAATCTAATAAGCACTACTATAATATTATTAAAGCATTTGGAGAACTAACTGGTGTGCCTGTTCTACTCAATACAAGTTTAAATGGGAACGGACAACCTATATTAGAAACCGAAGAGGATGCACAAGAGTTTTACAAAAATTCTAAATTAGACATGATGATTATCAATGGTGCTATAATATAAATATTTGAAAGTTATCTCACAAAAAATGGCAAAATATCTAAAGCATTATTGGAAGAATGGTGGGTCATGGCTTACCACATCAAATGTTGTGGGTCAGACACACCCAGAGTCAGACTATGCCGGTCTTGGGGTAAAGATCTGGATGCACGACTCTGATGGTGTTGACGTATGTCTTTCTGAAGTTCCTGATAGCACTGCGATTTCTACGATCACCGTAGGTTCCAAGAATGCGGTTATTGAACTGACCGAAACTCAATTTAATTCTGTTAAAACTCCTCTTGATGAAGAATCAGTTCTTCGTCAGGCAGCAATGGAGGCAGAAATGAGTGGTGATACTGACACTGCAGCAACTAAGAATACTGCTGCAGATGCCAAAGCAACCGAAGCACAGAATGCACTGAATGCACTCTGATTTGACAATTTAATTTAAATATTTTATACTAATAGGAGTTTAAACCTCCTATTTTCTTTTTTATGAACTTTACTGTATACACAAAAGAAAATTGTCCTCACTGTTATAAGATTAAACAAGTATTGGAATTGACCGGAACAGATTTTGTATCTTATAAACTTGAAGAGGACTTTACAAGAGAGGAATTCTATGCTAAATTTGGTAAAGGTTCTACCTTTCCACAGGTAGTATGTGACAATAAAAAATTGGGAGGATGTGTTGACACAATCAAATTCCTCAGAGAACATCAAGTCATCAAGTCTTAACATAAATAAAAATGAAGACCACAGAAATCGTGGTATTGAATTTTTACTTAATGGAGGAAAAAGAAAGCAGACACAACCATTTCATATTATCTTTGAAAAGATGGTCTGCTTTCTGAGACGGGAAGTAACTATCTATTTCGAATTTTCTATTAGTACAAGAAAAAGAGAAGTAATCTCCCGGAGTAAGAAAAATGTTAGCAACTAGTTTAGTATTTGGATCATTTTTGACTATTCTATTTCTCATGATGGGACTTTTAATTGGTTGGACTGCTAGAGAATACATGATGAACTATCGGGAGGCACCGAGATATCATCCCGAAATGTTTGATGAGCAAGGAAATCTTATTCCAGACGAAGTAATCGCATTTAATTTTGAAAACTATGACGACAGTAACGAAGAAGAAAACGACAACGACTAAGGCAGCATCATTAGAACTTCCAAGAAATCCATTTGTCTTTGAAGTTTTGGATCTTGTTTCCAAACAGAGAAGTAAGGCAAAGAAGATTGAAGTTCTGAAAAAGTATGAGCATATTTCTTTGAAGGCAGTATTCATTTGGAACTTTGATGAAAGTGTAATATCTGTTCTTCCTGCAGGAGAGGTTCCTTATTCTGGATTTGAGGATCAGGCATCATCAAATGGAACTTTGAGCACTAAAATTACTGAAGAAGTTCGTAGAATGCACGAAACCGATTCATTCTCAATGGGTTCGAGTGATAAGAACGGACACACTACAATTCGTAGAGAATTTAAAAACTTCTACCACTTTATTAAGGGTGGTAATGATAGTATGAATAGTGTTCGTCGTGAAACGATGTTCATTAACATTCTTGAGGGACTTCACCCACTAGAAGCAGATGTTGTCTGTCTATGTAAGGATAAAAAACTTTCTGAAAGATATAAAATCACAAAGGAAATTGTGAGTGAAGCATATCCAGATATTACTTGGGGAAATCGTTCATAATTATGGCAAATCAATTGGGAGATGCTCCTACTAAAACAGAAGAGGAACAGTCTATGACTTCATGGACACCATCAGAAAAAGAAAATTCTAAATCCGTATATGGATGTGATATACTGATAGAGAATGGAACTTGGGAACAAGTATCCACTAAAGATTGTCCTTATGATGCCATGATAATCACCTATGTGGTTGATGGGGAAACGAGATATGATTTGACTCGTAGTCAGAAAGAAGTTCGTATATTTAACATGTACTGGGATAAGTTCCGTGAGAATCTAAAGGGAATTGGTTTTGGTATGGGAAGAACCAATCCAAAACTATGGGGACTGGAACCACCACCCCCAACCAAAAAACGAAAATAATTCCAAAATATCGGCAAAAAAAATCCCGGCAATTTTTTGGTCTGTAGGGATTTTCAGAAACCTCTTGACTAAATACAGTATAGGGTCTATAATGGACCTATCGTTCATCAGAGGAGACTCTGACGCAAGTAAGTCGCGGAACGGAGCCGTTCATCCCATGATTGAATTTCTTTTATATTCATCACTCACATGCCAACAAGCCGACAGTATTATGCTGAAGATGAAAGCAAACGAGAATCTCTCTGATGCTTTTAAGGTTGAGTTGGTAGAGACCGTAAAGGAATCTGTACCTGAGTGTATATGGGACGCAAACGACTAAAGGAACGGACCTAAAAATCCAACTACTTTAGGAGTAAACAAATGAACACACTTCAAATGATTAAAAAGCAGATCAACAAAGTATCTGCACTGCACGACGCACAGATCACTCACACCTCATATCGTGGTGTTGAGTATGATACTCGTTGTGTAAAATCAAACGAAACACACGGTACATTCTGTTATCGTGGTCGTGTCTACAATAAGTGAGTCACTTACGTTAAAATTGTTAGGGGGGTTGCAAGACCCTCTTTTTTTATGCTATAATTAATTCAAATATCGCAGTATTATGGAGAAAGAAAGGTTAAAACTAATTGTCCGAAATCTTGAATTGCTTGTTGATTCTCTAAAGGCAGAAGTTTATTCTGATGTTGATATACATACCACAAAGCAAGAAAATTTTGATAATCCATCTTCTGATTATATTTTAGATTACGACGAAGTTTTTGAGGACGATGATGGATAATCGCACTAAAATCAAAAAGGTTAAAGATCTTGCAAAACTATTTGAAAGATTAATAGCACAAGATCATCTTTATAGTGAAGAACGTATTGTAGAGATGAAAGAAGCACTCTCTTCAATAAAAGAACAAATTGTAAAAATGGAACAAAAGAATTACAAAGGATTTGGTAAATGAACGTAAAACTGATTAGTGTTACTCCTGATGCAGAGAAAATGATGGGATATGTGGCACGAGTGTCAAATCCTTCTAATCAAGAGAATCCAAAGGTTGCTGGTCTTCTTAAGTATTGTGTAAAGCACCAACACTGGAGTGTCTTTGAGCAGTCATTCATGACTCTTGAGATTGAGACTACTAGAGGACTGGCAGCTCAAATCTTGCGTCATCGGAGTTTTACATTCCAGGAGTTTTCGCAACGGTATGCAGATTCATCAATGCTTGCCGATACTATTCCTTTGTTTGATCTAAGAAGGCAAGATACAAAGAATCGTCAAAATTCTATTGATGATATTAATCCACATACTCGTCAAAATTTTGAAATGAAGATTCAAAAGCACTTTGATGATGCTATGCAACTGTATCAAGAAATGCTTGCTGCTGGAATTGCAAAGGAATGTTCAAGATTTGTGCTTCC